GCAGCCGCAATAAGTATATCATCAGAAAACTCAAAGTAATCCTCATCCTCCATCCACTTAAATACACCGTCATTACTTTCACCATCAAAGGTTACTGTAATGTCTGTACCTGCAGTACCGTCACCCATCGTAATAGATGTACCAAGTAGCTTAGTAATAGGACCACCTTCTGCAGTAGTACCGTCATGTGTGTGACCTGTACTTGAGGCAAAGGCAGCTAATAACTGATCAAACTCATTGTTAGTGTGAGCCGCCGTAATTGTATCACCGTCTGTGTAGGTTGACTGTCTTGTATATGTAGCACCCATCTAACGTCTTGCTCCTAATTCATATTCTAACTGAAACCCTTTAAGTGAGTAAGGTGCAGTAGTACCACCATCCTCTACCTTTAGTGCAACTGAAAACCCTGATCCTTCTACTGGTTGCCGTACAAGTGGCTGTGTAGGACCACCATAAACAAACTGTGTTGCACTAGCTGTTGTACTATATACAGCAGAACCATATTGTGCAGCAACATTTGATGTATCTAACGCATAAGGGGCAGGTCTTGCTGAGTCAGTATCTTCGTTGTCGTATCTAAGTATTAAGTCAGCATCAATGTCAGCTTCAGGTTTGTAGTTAATAATTACCCTGTGCATATGCTTACGAATACCAGTATCACCAAAGCTCATGTCAGGACTTCTGTATCTACCTAAGATAGCCGTACCATCAAAGTCATTGCCTGATTCTTGCCTTTGTATAAATCCTGTAGTGTCACCATGTAGGACAATAACATCACCTGACTCAACAAAGGTATCCGTACAAGCTACCTGTATGCCTCTTGTTTCAGAAAACTCAAATGCTTCTTTTTTAAGAACACAGATAGCACCTTTAGATAGTGTTTGTCCTTGCCCGTCTTTAGTAAAGAATATACGGTACTGTGTTTTATCTGGTATAACTACACTGTCAAACGATCCTGCATCTTTAATGTTTTCATCAAATACAGTCTGGATGTTTTTACTAATTGTACCAAGTTCAGTATCACCAATACGTGCAGTCGCAGCAACAGTACGTAGCCCATCAGGACCAAGAAAGATTAAGTCACCTGCAAATTCCTGTACGGTAAATCCATTAACACAACCAATGTTTCTTGTTACAGGCTGTACAGCAAAGTCACTTAGAGATGAGCCTGTTAGTTTAAATATTCTGTTTTCACAAAAAATAAACAAACTGTCACGAAAGACTTTTAGTGCAACTACAGTATCGTCAACTTTAATACTACCAGCACCTGCACCACTACTAAAACCATCTTCATTAAACGGCTCACTAAATACTATCTCTTGTGGTGTAGTAGACTTACCTGCATAGAACATATGGTTTCTATATGCAGCTACAACAGTAGAACCAACTACACTGCTAGTGCTTACATCTGTGGCTGACAAGGAAGTATTAAATACTACAGGTGCGTTAGTTTGATCTACTAATATAATCTTTTCATTGCCATCAAAGTTAAACCGTTCAAAGTTATACTTCTTAGCACTGGTTCTGCCTGTATCTCTTTCTGTCCAGCTTTCTGATACTACATCAAGTTTAGCATGTGTTGCTGCAGTAGTGCTTGAGGTAGCTCTAGTTACGCCAGTAAATGTAGTAGAGGTAACACCTGTGTAGGTAAATAACTCAGAGTTAATCTGCAATGTACCACTAGAAGAAAACCCTGTAGTGCTAGGTACAGTAATAGTACCTGATCCTGTCATACCTGTGCCTGATGCAATAGCAATAGACAACTCAGCAGATGCAGCACTAAATATCTTCTCACCTCTAGCTGCTAATACTTTGTTGTCAAACTTAGCAACCATTAGTAATAGTTCTGAGCTAGAGCTAGTTTGTGGGACTATAGCGTTTACGTATTTACGAAAGCCACTAATCCTACGATAGCCACCTGAAATGTCAGGCTCAAAGTTTTCTAACTCAAGTGCCTCGCCCGGTTGCATAATAAAGTTAGAACGGTTAAGAACTAAACCACCCTCACAGTTAAATGCTACTGGTTGTGTACGTGAACTATCGGGCATTAATTTACACCCGACATAAAGTTAGAAGAAGCTCGTGGTCTATTAGTTACAGTAGATCTAATATACTCATACTTATTAATTAATAAGCTACGCATATTTTTAATACCCTCTTCAAACCTAGCAAAGTTTAATTGATATTGTTGTAGCTCACCTCGATATTGGTATACATAAGCAGTAGCGCCATCTACTATTACAGGTGCAAATCTTTCTGGAATTGTTGTTGTATCACCATGAGCAGAAAGATCACTAGGAAAAGTAAAATAATCAAAGACTAATGTATAAGCTTTGTCAGGATAAGGGTATAGTAAATAATTATTATCAGGGGTACGTACTATATTTCTAGGTATGCCACCTTCACTAAATTGAGTAACTGCAACACCACTGGAATGTGCAGCAGCGGTTGTACTATTAGCACCACGGGTGCAACCTGTAATGTCATTACCTAATATACCAGTGTAGGTAACTTGCTCACTACCTATATGTACTGTGCCTGTAGTGTCAAGTCCTGTAGTAGATGCAAGAGTTAAAGTAGCTACACTACTAGAGTGAGATCCATTTAATGTTGTAGCTATAACATCATCTTCTTTACTGGCATAATTTTTTTCAATGTATTCTTTATAATTTAATGTAACTAAGTTATTACCTGATGTATTAAGGTCAGTGTCTTTTTTAATTCTAGCTGTACTATAGTCTATAGATTTAGTACTTGTAGGTATTGTATATCTAGCTTGTCCTGCTACTAAAGTAGAAGAGTTACTAGCATGATTAAAAGAATAGCCAAACTCTGTCTGATTAATAAATCTTATTGATTCGTTAACAGCATTTTTACATTGAGTTTGTACACCTCTAGAACTAGAAAAGTTACTAGAAGTAAGCTCTACCTCATTCATACGGGTAATAACACTATTAGTTAAAGTAAGAAAAGTAAGAGCCATGTTTACCCCAAGAGTTTTTTGTAGTGTATGTTTGATACACTAATGGGGCCAGCACGTAACCAGCCCCAAAAGTTATTGACTTATGCCAAAAGGTCACGGTCAACTTCATTTGCAGAACCTGACTGTGAAATATCATCCATGATAACACAAACTGCGTACACACGAATAATACCACCAGTAATAGTACCACTAGATGCATGAATTTCTACATCAAGTGTATCTGCTGCTGCAGTGAATACTGGCAAGTTACCACAGACACCTGAAGATGTAATTGCTGGTGTGTGATCACCAACAGATGCACCATCATAGTCAAACGATGCAGCAAAAATGTCTACATCTGTTCCTGTGATACCAATATGCAAAGCAGAGTCGGTAGTAGTACCCTCCATTGCTGTAACCACTTTAAATCCTGCGTGTAGGACCATAGTGTTTGCAGGTACAGCAATAGCTTGAATGATATCATTTGCTGCTAGAGCAGTTCCACCATTCTGTAGAATTGCATCCGCCATATCAATGTCGTTTTGCAAAACAGTAAGAGCACCACGGAGTTTCTTATTCCCTGTTCCACCGTTATTAGAAGTAGAAGCAGAGTTAGTGGACATAGTAATAGTAGCCATAATTAAATCCCCCCTTATGCTGCGTTATACTTAGCGGTTACAAGAGCTTCTGGACGAAGGATCTTGCGACCGTATAGATGCATACCACGAACAATGTCAGCAAAGCTGTCAGGGTCACGATATGTTTCTGTCTTGTTGATCTGCTCTGCAGTTGCTACAGCAGAATCATGACCAGCAACAATAACACCGAAGTTAGCATTTTGATTGCTTGAACCGGATGTACCTGGTCCTGTACCTACCGCTGGCAGGTTAGAGGATACATACATACGGAAACCGTGGAAGTTATTAATAACCAGACCATTGCGAAGTCCACCGGAATCACCATAGTCCCCATTCATAAAGCGGCTGTCCTCATCGGAAAGCAGTTCCATAAATACTGGGTCAATTACAAGCCAACGCCCTTGAGTGTCAACTTGCTGTTGATCAAGCAAACGCTTCATACGTGCTACAACCATAGCAGGGGAAGCAGTTGCAGTTGGAAGTGAAGTGGCACCGGGCATACGTGCAGTAAGCGGGATAGAATGTTCCCCTGCAGAGCTTGTTGTAATGTTACCAAAGTCACCTTTTTTCAGTTTCATGCTTGAAAGCAATTCGTCTGAACCAGCAGATGATACGGCTTTTTCACCACTTGCAGTAGTGTTAGCTGTATCTGGTTTTCCATGCAAAGCTGATTGTTTAAAACCTGACAAGTAGCCAAGAACTTCTTGGTCATACTGATCAGCCAAACGGTAAGCTGCACGGTCTGTTGCTAAATCCATGAAATTAACGTGGCTGTGAGCCTCTTCGATATCATCCATTTTAAAAGCAAAGTAGTTGCTCTTGTCAACTACCAGTGTAAAATCTTCATCGTCAAGATCTTGTGCGGTAACATTTGTGCCGCGTGTATAAGCTTGAACAGAGATTTCTGGTTCTTTAATAATACGTACTGTATCACCTTGTGCAGCGATCTCACCAAAATAATCACTATTGGTAATATCACCTACAGTAGCAGACTTACGGAAAGCAAGCTGTACTTTTTTAGAATAGATTATGGGACTGAAATTACCGTTTGGTAGATTCCCATAACCTGATGCGGTTGAAAAAGCCATGTTTAATCCTCCTATAAAAAGTTTAGGCTTTCTAAGTTAAACATTATAGTAAGAGGCTGTTACATCTTAGGGTGCAAGTTAAGATTAATTTGCGCTATTAATAATACTTGGGCCTATTCAAAACAGGTGTTCTCATATTAAGTTTGACTTCAATATGTGTGGGGTATGTAATACAAAAGGTAGTCACCTTAGATGAGGCTTTTGTTATATCCCCTAGTTATACTATTGATTTTTCATTTGTCAATAGTTAATTTACCTAGCAGAGCCAGATATATCGTAGATAAATTTACCACTACGTAATGCAGCATTAATTTCATCTGATCGTTCTTCAAATTCTTTAGCAGACATACGAGCTACTTCTGATTCTCGGATTGAGTTAGAAACATCTTCTACATCTACTTCAGTCTTATTATTCTTAGCCACTGTCTTAGCAGCATCTTTAGTTTTTCTTTTCTTATCTGCAGGGGTAAGACCTTTATCCATTTTATAAAGATCAATTACTCGGATAACAGATTGTGGATCATCTGAGTTTTCATACAAAGCATCCTTAACCCACTTAGGTTGTGCATCTGCCCAGTTATGAAAATCATCTGCTGCTCGTAGGTCATCAAAGTCTGAATGTGTTTTCCTAATTACAGACTCAGCACTAGTACGTTTAAGTTCTGTACGTTCGTTATCAAGTTCTTCAATACGGATGTTAGCTTTATCAAACATCTCTTGAGCTTGTTTAGCTGCAGTAGCTTGTACAAAACCTGCAACATCAGGGTACTCTTTCATCCAAGCTTCTAGATCTTCATCTGACTTAGGTGGTACAATACCTTCTTGCTTTGCAAGCTTTTCTAGTTTAGCAAATTTTTCTTCCCACTCTTTTTCTTTTTGCTGAGTGTGTCTACGTAAATCACCATAGCGTTTTTTAAAGGTTCGCTCTTCTGGAGATACTGGTGTTTCTTCAGTTTCTTCTTCTTTAGCTTCTACCTTTTCTTCTTGTTCTTCCTCGTCACCTTTAAGAAGATTTTCAATTTCTTTTTCTTCTTCTTCTATACGTTTACGATTTCTGTTATTGTGATTAGGATTTACAAATCCTGCAGTTTTTGGTGTTTCCATAGTTTGTAGTTCAGGCATATTTTTTTCCTTATGTTGGGGTCAGCCTTAGCTGAGTAGCCTTATTGGGGTCGTCTCATTCCTAGTCCCGGAGGAGTAGGCATTTCTTGTTGTTGTGGTTGAGGTTCTCTATTAGTAGCTTCTGCAAATTGATCTACCTCAACGCCACCTAATCCAGCAACGTCAGGTCCAACTATCTTAGCAACTAAATTTGCTTCTGGTGTTCTTTTAAATTCCATTAGCATTGTCTTTTCTTCATCAGAAAGATTCATTATACGTTTTTGTACATCTTCAAGATATTGACCGTGAGCATCATTTTCCATAGTCTACGCTTTCTTTAACCAATTTGTTTCTAACTCTAGCACCATACTCTTATAAGTTTGATGGGCTTTATCCAGCATGTTATTATCAATATGCTCAATAGCAGAGTCAATTTGTTTACCTACCCAATCCCATGTAGGATTATCTTTAGGTATAGCTGCAACAATCTTAGGTGCAACTTGATAATACTTCTTAACTTCTTCTGGATAGTCTGCTAAGTAGGTGTCCCTGAAATTACGCAGCTTTGTTAAGGTAGGTCCATCATCAGCTTCACCTCTATGCTCTACTATAGCAGTGGTTAAAAAACATCCTGACTCACCTTTTGTTGCACCTGAGTGAGTGCTTCCCTCTTGCCCTTTAGTTTTACTACTAGCCTCCCACTCAGCAAGCTTTTGTCTATTAGCCCCACTATCATAACTTCTTAATTGTCTTACATCTTCCCAATTTAATTTGTTAGCTGGTTTATCTACAGTTACAGGACTACCTCCACCACTAGAAGTACCAAGGAATTGATCAGCCCTACTTTGTGTTATTGGGTTTTGTCGTGCTTGTTGAATTGCTACTAATGACGGATCTCCAGCTTCCATAGATTGTTTTTGCAAAACCTCATCTGAATTTGATCCGTCTGATTTAATTAAATCACCAAACATATTATATTTTGGAGTTGATACTTTTTCTTTAGGTCTAAGATTAGGTCCACCTGTACCATATTTATTTTTAATTTTTCTAACATTATCAACATCTGACTTTAACTTAGTCAAATATTCTTGAAACTCTTCATCCCTAAGGTTACTTGGAACATCTACACCTGCATCCCTTAAAGCCCTAATAGTTCTTAAGTCACCATCAGAGCCAATAATAGAATTAATAGTTCTATCAGTATATTTTAAATTTTTATTAGCTTCAAACTCAAATCTTAATTTGTCGTCTATTACTTTAGCTTTTTCAACATCACCCATAACTTCATAAATATTTTTCATAGCTTTAGATTTAGATATAGCAATACTTCCCCCTGTCATGCCAACTATCCCACCAATTACTGTAGGTCCAAGATTAGGAATCTGAAAAAATTGTTCTGTAGTTTTTTGTGGATCACTCCAATCAGCTTTTTCATACCAATCTCCACCACCAATAATGCCAAAAGTTTCTCCAGTGTTAGTATCTCTCATAGGTTCTTGTGGTCCATTATCATCACCACTTGTACTTACTCTAGGTGCATAGGTAACAGGGGCTGGTATGTTAACTGCTGGTGGAGCAATAGGTGAAGTTACACAGACTCTTAGAATAGGATCGTATGTCTTACCTTTTGCAGCACAGGTAGTAGGACTTGGTGCTTCATAACCATCGTCTTTATAAGACCCTGCCCCTGGTTTTTCAAAACTAAACTCACCAGTATATCGATTTGGAGTAGTTACAGAGGCAGTAGTTAGTGCGCCTTGATTAGCCATGATAGGTTTATCAATTGGTTCACCACCTATCCTACCATCTTTTTCCATATCAGTCAAGCCTGATTTTGCTTTATTACGTAAATCTTCAAAATAATTTACACCAAAGTATCTAACTACATCAGCAGGAACTACATACTCTCCTTCAGAAAGCATGGCAGGAAGATTATCTCGTACTTCTTTAGCCATAGAACCAGAAGGAACATCGTTACCAGATACAGGATCTTTATTCCTACCATCATCCTTAAGACCACCATACTTAAACAAGTTCATTTGTTCTTTTGTATTCTTCACTGCTCTGTTCCTTTTTTTGTATCTGACCTTTCTATTGCATACATTATTGCTTCTTTTTCTGTTGCAAAGGTAGGTAACTCTTCACCAGTAATAAAATCAATAGGTCCATATTTTTCTACATAATTCCTCATAACATCATCGCTGTATTGTGAACCATCTTCTGCTACTGTAGGCATAGTGTAAAATCTATTACCTATCTGAAATGTAGTTGTACGTTCTGAATAGTCTTGTCTACCATCATTCCAAATAGTTCTACCAGATACAGTTTTCTTTCCAGTATCTACTAGACCACCCTCGTCATACCCAAATACACTTTTCATTTGACCAAGAATAGATTTTTTACCGTTAGGTTTAGGTGGTTCACTTAACTTTTGTATATCAAAAGGTTCATCAATTAGATCTGTCTTTTGTAAAAACTCTGTTAAAGATATTGTTTTAAACCTTTGCTTTGCAGGTAGACTACTGTCTGTAGCTACAAGAAATACTTTGGGAACCATTACATCCCTAAGAAGTTGGCCCTTGGCTTTAGGTTTAAACATTATCAAACCTGTTTCTGGTAATTGATGTTTTGAGTCCCGACTAATCGAATAGTTTTTAAAGGTATATTCATTTCCATCTAGCATTACTTTATCATATTCTTTTAGATTAAATACTTTCTCTAACTCTGGATAGCCTTTAAGTATATTTCTTACGTAGATTTGATCTGTTTTTTCAATAACATCTGCATCAAATTTATTTGGATTTTTACCTTCTTCTTTATAAACCCTTTGCTTAATTGCATCTCTATCTTCTATAGGGTCAACATAGACATCTGACTCCCCTAGTTTAGGGGATCTAACTCTATAAAGAGCGTCACCTGCTTTATCTACTTTACCTTCATATTCAGGGCTAGATCCTTCAACCTTTAACATAGCTTTCTCGTGATCTAATGGGAATACTTGATCAGGATTTTTGCCACCTCTAAGATATTTAGCCCTTGCTTGTACAAGTCTAGATTCTATTTCTCCTCCTGCACCCATATAAAATTTAAACTCCATATTTCTAGTAAGATACTGGGCAGCATAATCTTCTTTTGTAATTTCTGAAAGTTTTAAAAGATCTTCACCTATTTTGCCATAGTCTCGGATACCGTAGTTTTCCATAAAAGTTCTTGTAGCTTCTTCTATCCTTTTATTTATTTCTTTAGGTGGAACGTCATTTTTTCTTACATCACTAAAAACTTTATTTATTTCTTTAGAAAAATTTGGCTTACTATCTTTAGGAAGATAATCAAAAAACTCTCTTAATCTTGGTTGTAATCTAGTTAAAATACTTATTCGTTTCATTGTTAGATCACGACGCATTGTATCTACTTTATCTACAAGATCTTTAGTAACTTCATCAGGAATAAAGTCATTGTTAGCACCGATACTAAATCCTTCATAGTCTTGAATGGCGTGTTGTATTTCATGAAGAATTGTAGATTGTAACTGAGGCATAGATCTAATATCTAAAACCGCAGTATTAATATTAATTTTATTTTGACCTGGACTTTGACTTCCTAATTCATCAGTATTTGATTCGTAAAAAAGTACATCCATATCTTTTAAGTGTGGATATCTTTCAAACAATTTATCATGCTTAAAAAGTTCTGGAAGCTTTATTAAGCTACTATTAGTTCTAAAGTTATCTATTACTTCGCTAGTAGTTAGGTTTTTATTAGCAGCAATATCAGCAAAGCTTACAACAGATTGTTTATCATCTATTTCATAACGCCACTGTCTATCTTTAGGATTAATAAACCAACCTGTTTCTTTCCAAATCTTTTTGTTAAGATCGTAGAATGCAGCAGGATCATTAACATCTACTGTATTTAAAGCCTCTGTAAATTTAGAACGGGCATCTGCAAATCTGGAGGTTTGATCATCATCTAGATCCATGCCTTTGCCACCAAAGGTTCGTAAAGCTCCTTTAGGGACTTTAAATCCCATACCAGCTGCAGCCATAGTAGGGGCCATACCAAACACATCACCATATGTTCCTCTGCCTTCCATTGCACCTTCAAGGGTTTCATAGGCAGTAACAGCAATTGCTTTACCAAAATTTGCAACCTCACTTGCACTAGGAATGTAGTCATCACCTTGTAAGTAATTAGTTACGGCTTGTTTTCCTGTAGCTACAGCATCTTTTAATTTTTGTCTCTGTGTTCTTTGGTCTGGATCTAGTTTAACAATGTAAGTCTTTTCACTAAATTGCATTTTAAATAAAGGATTACCTGCATCATCTTCACCTACTTGACGATCTGAAGGGCTAGCACCCGTAGGCCATTGCGTAAAAGGTACATTAGATAAATGGTGTTTAGTTTCAGGATCAGGCTCAGGTCTATCTTTACGTCTACGTCTACCTTCAGCATCAATATTAAAAAATGTTTGAGTTTCAGATTCCATTTACGTAACCTCTAAGCTCTATCATTTCTTTAAGTACAGCTATTCTACCTTGATACCGTAGCATCTGATCCATGTCTTTAGAAGCTGCCAGATATTTATAATTACTCTGTAGCCTAGTTTCCATCTCTTCGACAAAAGGTTCCCAAAGCTCTGGGTTGTTTACAAACGTCTTCATTCTTGTGGACCTTCACCAGTATTAGCTGAGAAGCCCGGAGCGCCCGGTGGAGGGGTCATCCCTGTTCCTATAGTACCACCTCCAGCTCCTGTAGGGTCCATCACTCCTGTGCCTGCTGGTGGCTTCTGTGGGCCTCCCTGCTGTGGGACTCCCTGTGGAGAGGGTGCTGGTTCTTTCTGAGCCATAAACTCTTTTAGTATCTCAGCTTGTACTGCAGCCTCTGCCATGTTGTTACCAACCTTATCTGGATCAAGATCCATAGACTTGGCAATCTCTCTAACAATGTAATCCATTCTAGCAAACGGAGCAAGAGCTGGATTTTGTACCACTTGTAAAAACTGCATAAGTCTTTGACTACGTACCTCTGTAGCCATTAGGCTTTCTGTTCCACGAGCTTTAACTTCTAAGTCACCTTTGATATCAGGGTCAAAGTTAAACTGCATATTAAAATTAAAGAATGCTTTACCTAGTGGAGCTAACAAGTAGTCATCTAAGTTTTTTACTACATTTCGTATAGAACCATTAGCAGCAGACATAAGCATACTAATGCCAGAAGCTGTACGTCCAACACCTGAAACTCCTGTCTGACCATGAGCAAAGCTAGGGAAGCCTGTACTCTCGTCTGCTAATACACGGGCCTTATCAAACATCATCATGTTTTCTGTAGATACATTAGGAAACTTAGTACCAAAGATAGCTTGTCCCGGCGCACCAGCAGCTCTACGGAATATCTTACCGGGATACACAGCAAGGTCTTGTCCGGGAACTAAGTTGTTTTCATCTACTTCAATTAGTAGATTACCTGACAGTGCAGCATTATCTACTGCCATACGCATAAAGCCATTCATAAGCATCTGCGTATCTTCCATGTTTTCTGCTAGCCCTACACCAAACAAAGAGTAAGGGTTAACTTCATAAGGGGCAGAAAAGTAAGGGATGTAGGAAGGAGTAAAAGGATTCATTACTAAACGTAAGACCTGACCATTACAAATCCAAACATTAACGCTTAGTTGGTCCATGTCTTTTAGTTCTTTAGGGATATCAACATCCTGTTGCTCTAAGATTTCTGTATCTACATAACCCCAAAACTCTAGTACTTCAAAACGTGTAGTGTCATAAGTTGCAGACTCATCCTCCATTGTGTGTTCCCACCACTTTTTATCATAGGATTCACCATTTTGAATTGCTATATCAATAGCGTTATCACGGAAAAAAGGTCTGCGTTTTAGTCCACGCATTTGAGAACGAGACATCTTATGTCGTTCTATAACATACTCGGCCTCTTCCATTGTTGTAGCATCTGGGTCAGGATAGAAGTTCCAGATAGATACGTTAGAAGTTTGAGGGATGGTTTTAAATACTGGGGAGTAATTACCCTCTTCATCCCAATTTGCATATTCCTTATCTATAGCAAATGGGCCTTTCATTACACCAGTACCAAATAAAGCACACTCAAAGGCTGTAGACCTAAGATGTTTCTTGGCATGGGATTCTTCTAATTGATCATGAATTTGTTTTTCCATTTTCTTAGCTGCTACTTCAGCAGGAAAAAACTGTGGAGCAGTAGGAGTTTTAGCAGAACCTTTTTGTAGATCGTCTCCAACTAAGTTTAAAGTATTAGATAATTCACTTTTACGTTCTAAAAAATCTTGCATAGTTTCTCCGGGCATAAGTCCTGAGTCACCATTTTGTTCTAAAGCTTCTCGTTGATCTTTGTTTGTTTCAAAATGTACAACTTCTTCTACACCATCAGGTAGTTTACTTGGGTCAATAGTTAGAGGAAATTTGTTACTACCTAAAAGGACTTCAGCAATCTGACCATAAGCAGCAAGAACTTTAGTCTTAGTTACTTTTACAAAGATACGAGATTTTTCAGTAGAGGTAAATTGAACATCACTGCTATAAATACCACGGTAGTTCTGATAAGATTTAATCCATCGTTGTTCTTCTGTTTCTCTGGCTGTCTCTGCTTTGTTATATTTACTGGTAACAAAGTTTAGTATTGATCCAGACTTAGGATCATAAACAGTATCTGGTTTCATATCTTCAAGAGAAGAAGACTCTTCCAGATCCATAATCATTTCTTCAGTTGTTTCAGCCATGTTTTTTCCTTAATAACCAAATGTTGCATCTGCTGCTTGAAATCCTGATCGTTGTGTAGCTGGATCAAAATCAAAGATACTACTTCTTGGTCTTGTCATTATTCCGTACCGTAAGGCATCGTATAGGTGATCTTCTGCGTTTGTGTCTACATCTTCTGGGTTATTTTTATCAAGAGGTATGGAAGGTAATTGAGAGATGGTATTTGTGCAAGTGTTAAAAAATACCAATCTAGCTTCTTCTGTAAACTCATCTACTTGTAACCTTCTATGTAATTCATTTTTACCTGCTACCCTAGAACCTTTAGATCTATCTGATGGTCTCCAACGACAACCTTTATGAATCATTTGTTCAGCTAGGCTGGGACCAGTGTCACCACGATTATGCCAAAGAGAGGAGTCAAGAACTCCATACCGTATTTTTTCACCCTCTTCTGCTTCTAAGATCATATCAGCTAGGTCAGTAGCTATGACCTTTGAGCAATACATTTCTCTATATACAATTAGCTGTTCTGATGGACTAACAGCAAACCAGACAACTCCTGTATAAGAACCATAACCATAGTCACAAGCTCTAAACCTTGCCCAGTTATGTGGAATCTCAAAGGGTTCTATTACATGATCCCTTCGGTTAAACTCTGGAAACGCAGCTCCTTCGTTTATATCCCAATCACCCTCAAGCAATTGACGTCTTTGATGTTCTGGCAGAGATAAAAGGTTAGCTTCATACATTCCGTCTTCTGCTAGATACGGGTTATCGAAGAGGGTGGCTGGTATAAATTTTCTTTTGAACAGAGGCTCACCCTCTCTGCTATGACCTTTAGGCCAAGCAATCGTATTACCATATTCATCAGTAGCCCAGAAAGAATTGTTAGATGGGGAGGGATTAATAAATGTACGTTTAACCCACTGATGACCGGGACCGCCGGGGTTACTGGTTGCCCTCATGTACAAAGGTAATCCACTTTCTTTAGTTGTACGTAATCTTGAGCGCATATAATTCCAAGGGTAAGGTGTAGGCCACTGTGTAAGTTCATCAAAACCAATCCAGTTAAATGCCTGACCCTGATATCTCATGACATCATCTTCACGATCTAGGTAACTCATCCAAAGAGTAGCTCCACTAGGTGCTACCCAAGTCTTATCTCTTTCCATAAACTTAATTCCTGGAACTGCTCTAGGATACAGCTCTTTAGATATAGAAATAAGTTCTCTTAGTTCTTCTGTACTTCTACGTACAAGAAGCATACTTGCGTGTCTATTACCAAAGTACCTAATAGGATCTACAACTAGGCTATAAGACTTACCACCACCTGCTGATCCACCGTATAATACTTCTTGCTCTGTTGCAGCTAAAAAAGAAGTTTGTGGACCTGCATTAGGTTTAAATACAACTTCTCTATTTAACTCTGGTTCCCTAACTTCCGCTTGCTTCAACTTCGGTGTAGGTAGTTCTTTTGATTCTTTCTTCGATCTTACGCGCTTTGTCACACGCTTCTTTGTACTTCTCGGCATAATAATTTGCGTTTGTAAGGTCTCTCTTGTTTTTTCGCTCACGGTTTATTCTTTCATGTAACGCAGAAGGACCAATCTTTCTTCCTGACCTAGTAGTTAACCATGCTGCAACATCTTTGTAGGTGTAGTTCTTTAAATGCTTCTTAGCAAGTTCGTAAAGCTCTAGCTCTTCTGGTATTGGTATAAGTATATCTTTATCTTCTGGATCTTCATAGTAACCAAAAGGTACACTATAACCAATTCTTACTACAGGAAACCAAACCTTTTTCTTGTTAAGTATAGTAGGTTTTGGTAGTCTCCAACTCTTGTTAACCCTGCTCATTATCTTTCTCAGGTAAGATAAACAACGGACTAACTGCTTTAACTTCTACCTTGTCGGTCTTAACAAATCCAGCTCGATCTAAAAGATCTTTAGCCGCAATCATCTTTTCTTTATTACCTAGCTCTGTTGGATCATCCATAACTTCAGACATAGCCCAAGCAGCTCTAGTGCCTTTAGTGGCAATAAATCTTTTAGTAGCTTCTGCTATCTCTTCATGTAAGGACTCTAGTAACTGCGCTGTAGAAGCAGTGTTGGAATACCCTGCTACTCTCATAGCTTTTCTGGGTATTCCTTTACACTCATTTGTAAACAGGGCATCTAAAAAAGCTTGCTGTTGAGGGGTCATAATCTATCCTTAGACTGATTCTTTACCGTAGAATTTTTGTTTAATTTCTCCACGGGTAATTCCAATATCTTTAAGAGCTTTATCTGACATATTCTGTAACTGCCAGTACGCTACTCTACGTTCTTGTGCTTTCTGTATTGTTTTAATAAATTTCTTAAACATGGTATACTCCTTATGTTTGACCATAAGTAAGTTATACCACATCTAAGTAAAAATTTATACAGACATTAATGCAACCCCGTTATGTTGGGATTGCAAGTAGTTTAGTGTACTGAATACTCTAGTTCAACAGTAAACCTACCTGCAGATGCATCACCATTAAGAGTAGTGGTAGCAAATACGTACAAGTTTGTGTTTGCAATAGGTGCTTGTACCAGTGGATCAAAAATATGATATCCTGCTGCATCCAGATCAAGGTCAACTTCAGTTACTGAATCAGTAGCAGAAATACGTGGATTAAATGATGCAACTCCTGCACCTACAATTTCTGTACCTGAGGATACAACAGCAGCATTAGTAGCAATGCCAGATGTAGGATTAAGTGCTAGGCCACCTACAAGTGTTGGTCCTGCGACAGTAGTAATAAATACTAATGCACGGTGGATAAAGAATTTAGTTGGAGTTACGATACCTGATGGGGTATTAGTATCCAATGTACCTAGTTCTACAAGGCAGTCTCCATCTGCATAAGCTGTTCCTGTATCGGTATCTGCAAGTGAACCTACAAAGGTTTGAATCTTGCGTGTACCAAAAGAGTGTAACAGGCCTGTGCCTGTAATTCCAGTACCAAAGCTTACGTTATCTTCGTAGGCTTCAATACCTTTTGTAAAAGTTGTAGTAGACATAATTAAATCCTTTTGTCTTAGTTTCTTGTGAGTTGATCACTTATATTTTTATTTCTTATTTTGGTTTCCAGTTTTCTTTGGTTTAGGGGAAGAACTATTTTGAGGTTTCGGAGCACCGGGAAGGTTAGCTCTTCGCTTATCAACCTTTCGCTGAAACAGTTCCATCTCACCATCACCGCGACCTTTACCTACTGTAGCAGGGGAAAGCTTACGAGATCTAATACCATTACCAGAACGTGGGTTAGGGGTATTTGCTCCTTTCTTTTGAGCATCCTTACCGCCTTTATATGTGATAGCAGCATCACTACCCATACCAGGTTTGCTAGCACTTTTACCTTTTAGGTCAGTTGCATATACCGCAGCCATAACTTTACCAGCTTTGTTTGTATAATATAAAGCACCATCTTTTTTAGCTGCTGCAATACTTTTATACTTCTTAGCTTTAGCTTTTTCTTTTGAAAGGGTAGAACCCTTTTCTTTAATTTTTCGGTTGAGGTGTTCCCTCAGAGATTCTTTAGCCATTGTTTAACCTTTCTTAATTCCTGTGTTTAAAGTTCCAGTATTAGAAATCATGCCACCTTGGTTATACATAGCTACTCTACCACCTTTAGCATAAGCTTTCTTTTTCATACCACCTTTAGCCATACCCTTGGCTTTCATGTCACCACCTTTATTCATGTAGCCCATATTATTACGGACTTCTTTAGGTAGCTTTTTAACACCTGTTTGTTGAGCAGTAGGTGTTTTTAAACCACCCATTGCCATACCTTTAGCTTTCATACCACCCTTAGCCATTCCTTTAGCTTTCTTCTTCATTGTGATTATCCTCACTGTATAAGTTGTTAAATACTCGTTGCGTATCCCATACGTAGTCTACGTTTTCTTTTGAGTTAAATATATGTTGGTTAGGTCTAAAGTCAGGAGCGCCTTGTCCTGTTTCAAACCAAGCTGGATGAGTTACTCTCACTCTGTTATTGGGTAACGCAACAATGTTACCTGTGTATTGTCCAGCATCTAACAGTTCTAATACGTGAGACTGTTTATGTTGTGCTGGATCATCGGCAACTTCACTATCAGTATAGTCAACAGTAAAGTAATACTTAGCTGGATAAAATTCTCCATCTACTTTAGCTATCCAAGGAGCAGGTGTTGCTCTTTCTAACTTGTAAACACTGTGGTAATGCGACATACAATCCCAAGGTTGGGCAAGATATGGTGGTAATTCAGTAGGCCACTCTTCATAAGGTGTATCTCCTACTAGTGCTGTAAGAGGCATCCTAGCCCACATAGCACCCCCATGTACATTGTCTTCTTCTTCACACCCAGTAAATATAACTTGGAAGCTTAGTGTTCTGTTTGGCATAGTAGTTACACCAATAACCATACAGTGTAAAAACTCTCCGTGATAGTCTGATAAGTTCTTTGTGTACTCTCGTCTTACCCATGCTTTAAAGTATGGTATACTACTTGTTAGATACGCCACGATGTTTTCCTCGCAATTGCTTTCTTTGCTACTCTAGCACGTTATTTAGCAACTGTCAAGTTCTAAAGGATTTTGTTTTCTTTGCAATCCTTTTAGGTTGAGCCACAAACTGCTTACCTGCCTTAGTGCCTTTTCGCTTTGCTGCGGTTGTAGCTGCGTACTCACTAGAGCTAAGAGACTTAATAGCCTTAGAAGGTAGATAACGTTCACCAGTTTTAGCACTAGGCTTGCCACTCTTAGTACGCCATTTCTGTTTGGTCCAAGACTTTAAACTTTTCTGTGACTTAGCTAAAGCCATCTAACAACACTCACAGTCAGGGTTACACTTACGATTAAGTAATGCACAAAAAAGTCTTTTAAAATATTTTTTCATGACTTGTAACCACCGCCCTTGGCTTTGTATTGTTTAGCAACCATTTGTGCTTTACGAGCTGACCACTGCCCAGGTTTACCACCTTTACCACCAGCTTTAACAGAGGCGACAAGATTTTTTCTCATAGTTGGTTTAGTATAATTCTTTGCTGCATTAACTGCCATCAGGAACCTTTCTTCCATTTCTTAGAAGGAGAAGCAGTCTTAGAAGAAGACCACTTAACTTTATCTGCCCAGTATGCTGCAGACATTTTACCTTTTTTAATATTCTTAGCGTGTCTAGATTTAAAAGCTTCTCGTTGCCCAACAGTCTGATTAGTCTTTACACCCTCTTGACCAAACTTAATATACTTGTACTTACCACCTTCAGATGCCATAACATGATGAGACTTACTAGAGCTATCATTTAAACGCTGTGGTTTATTAACTGCTCTTAGTCCAGCATCTTTCATCTTAGTCTTGACTCGTTCAGGGAGAGACATCTTGAATCCTTCTAGGTAAACAATAGGCCACTACCTTATCCTTTGGTGTTAGACCGTGTGTGCTATATCGTTTTGTTATTTGAGCTGCGTAGTAGTTACAATTTTCTACCGTGTTAAATACCATTGTATCTTCAAGCTTTCTATCTACGCCAAGATAGATTAAAAGGACAAAAACATACATTACATCATTTCAAAGTGTGGTGCATCAATGAACGGTCTACGACCTTGTGAACGACGAAGATCTACATACTCATTCATTGCATCTTCCATAGAACCCTTATAAGAAGCAATGTCACCTACACTCCATGCAGCTCCCCACTTGATAGGAACACTATGTACAACTGCAGCATCAGCCATTGCATCTGCTATCTCATCATACTTATTTAAAGACCAAGTAACATTAGGGCCAATGTAAGCTACAAGGTCTACTGCACGGCCCTCGAGATGCTTACTCTTCATTGTTTGTGATGCACCACTAGCCACAAGCTTTTCTTGCTCCTCTACGGTACGCATACCACAGGTAACACCAAAGTCTACTTTGGTCAGAGTAATAGCAGTCTTAACTACTTCTATTAACTTAGGATTAATACCTTCAAGTCTTCCTTCACTACGTGATGATAGTTTAAACGCCATTATTTTTCTCCGCTATGAGCTTTGCTTGCTCTCGTATTTGTTCTTGTTGTTTCTCTAATGCAATAAACTGCTTATCCAACTCGGATAGTTGAGGGATAGATATTACATTATTTCTTTCCAAAGAACTTACTCACTGACCTCATACCAATACTAGCACTAACAATACCACCAAGAGCAATCTGATACCACTGAGGCATAACTTCTAGAGCTTGAAACCCTCTTGCTACTATATCATTTCCCCAATCACCACAGAATGCTAAGATCAGTGGGATAGAAAACAACAAGGTAATCCATTCATCTTTCCATGAGTTCTCAGTAGCCTTGATAGCTTCTATATCCCAGTCAATCTCACCTGTAAGCTGCTTCTTTTTAATCTCAGCTTCAGTAAGTTTGATCTGTGTCTTGCCATCTATGATACTGGTAGCTAGTCCAGTAAGACTTCCTATAAGTTGACCAATCATTTATGTTTCTCGTTTCCTAACCATACTGCAAAGCAACCAGTTAAGGCTCCCATGCAGATAGACACTAGACCTGACTGTTGAATTGATGGATCAGGTAAGGTCATGAACCAATGAACTGCTTGATATGTAAGTACAGTAACTGCAAGCATCATAATACGAGGCATAATCTGCCACTTAAGTACACGTTCCATAATAATCTCTGGCATTATTCCCAATCCCTTTTTGTTCGTGGTTGAAATACGTCTTTGGCCTCTAGGTGACCCTCTAAGTACATGGCTCTTTCTACATGATCTAAAGAATATCTAACCCCAGTGTCTTGGAATATTTTTTCTCTTACATAAAAGACGTCAGATCTAGGGATATGTACTCTTCTAAGCCTACCCTCATCTCTTGATGCTAGGGCATAGTAGAATTCTTCTAGCACTTTGTCAGAAGAATACATTTTAGGTTTAGCCATTGTCTTGATTGCTCCTAGTTATAACCAATGTTTTTCTAATGTCAATACTTTTTTGTAATAAATCTAAATCAATCTCGCTTCGCTCGCTTGATGACGACAAAATTTGCCACACATAGACTAACCTAAGGTTATTTCTTTAGATTATATACTTCTTATTATTAGTTTCAAGAGGTTTTACTCTAAGTTATACTCTTAGAGTATAACATCTAGTATTATATATTTAATTAATTAGATACAAGAGGTCATATCCTTTAGTCATATCCTTATGTACTAACCTTATGTTATATATGTTATACATATTCCGCCGATTTGTCAAGAACTAATTTTAAAAAAGAACAATATTCTTTTTGTGATCACAAATCAAAGTAGTTTAACGTTAAACTATCTACCCCGAATTCTAAATTTACCTGATTCTACCCGATTCTAAAATCCCCATCTCTGTCATTGAGTGTATATACGCTACTGCATACCCCCGTATGGCCCCTGACCCCCCTAAGTATAGGTCACCTATCCTAATTCCTAGGTTGACTATACCTTTTTATTACGCTACCTGCCTGAAAGCACTAGGTTATATAGACAACAGACAGTTATCATCTCATAAGTATGGTTATGTTACAACATTACATTTAGAGACGGACGGAAAGCCTTTGGTTTATGCACTACCCCAAGGCTCTATAATCCTAGACCATACCCCAATAGATCGGCAGCTTGAGACCTATCCCAAAGTATGTATCTCACCTATACCTTAGCCTGGGGTAATACATACTATCGATATTTGTCCAGTTCGCTGCCAAGCCTTAAAACAAGGAAAAACGCCTATTATGTACTTTTTTGCTTTACATATGGGAAAGGCTCAATTAACGGTCTTTTTGCGAGACGTTTGAAGCCAGCGTTTACATAAAATTAGCTTCTCTGATTGGTAGGTCGTTATCCTCTGTACCTCTGATACCTCAAACGAGGCTTATATGAGATCATGGTAACGTCGCTGGTTTCGACAGATACATAGAGCCAAGTAGGTTGTGGGCCGTTCTCAATAGAGACTACCCAATAAAGCGATGCGAAAGAACTCTATGTCCCTATGATGCAAAGCATGCTGTTTAAAAAGCGGCACGGTATCACCTGAGAATATAAGCAAACTAGCTTGGATAAAGCAGACCAGATTATAACAGATTAAACATTCGGTTTAGTCGTCTGATCTATAGAGAAACGAAAGTAGGAACACCATAATCTCACATATCTGAATAGACGCGGTTGAGAAATGCAAAGTGGGGAAAAACAAAACATAACTTAGGGCATTGGATTGGATCACCGATAGCAAGGCTTTCACCCAATGCCCTACGTTGCATTGTACTGCATAGCATCCCGTTATGTAGTATTCAGCAACGTAAAAGGAATAAGTTATGACAACTCAAACTAATGACATCAAAAAAATTGAAAATGCTTTTATCACTTCTATGGGAAGCGGTAAGCAAGCGGCAATCAAATTGGCAATGCTGATTGATATGTCAAAAACGAGTGGAGATAGTCGCTCGCTTTCAAATGCTTTGACACGTTTGAAAAAAGCGGATGATGCCACGGGTTACAGCGCCACAAAGAAAATCATTCTTGCGATTTTCCCAAAGGCTACTGCCAAGCCTAGTAAAGATAAAAAGACCATTGTGATTAAAGACATGATGGTTGAAGTAGACAATGATGCTATTGACCGTTTGGTTGATGGTGTCAAACAAGGCTTGTCTATTCGTTCAACTCTTGCGGCAATTGTCGCAGATGATAGCCCAAAAGAGTATGATCTGATCAAATCAAGCGATCAGACCGTAGCCAAGGCAATTAAGAATGGCATTACTGAAGCGGCAATGCTTGCGGCAATCAAGGCATCTTACGCCAAAGCGAAAAAGGCTGAGGCTAGCAAGTAATTCAATTCTATAATCTATAGAGCCTAGGTTATATCTGCCACGGTAGGTATAGCCTAGTCATGTGTAGATTATTTACCTAGGTAATGATCACCACAATTCCCTCAAATTTTATGTCCAGTCAATGAGGATGGGGGTAATCTCATTTTTGAAAAGGAAATGATAATGAGTAAGACGCTATACATCCTATCTGATGGGTGGCCTGCTTTCCTCTATGAGGATGGTACACTAGGCGATATGCCATTAAAAGAAGATGCAGACCTGCAATGGGATAGCCTTGAGCAGATTATGCAATGGGATAATGAGACCGTTAAGGCTGAGGATTTTCCTGATCAGCCTTGGGTAAATCGATTGCTATCAAGATGACGCTAGCAATGTGTCTAGTGCTAGGGCTAGTTGTAACCCTAGTTGTCGTAGCTATTGCCTATGGGATAGCTGTAACATTTTAATGAGGAGATGTATCTTGAATGATACTGAAAAACGAGACGCCATCAGTCTCTTGCAACAGGTAGGAGCTACAGTCAATGTATCTCTTATCTATTCGTATGATGAGGATGAGACCAGAGCCTTATCTAAAATTGAACGGCTATTGAATAGCCTAATATCCAGAGTAGGAGAACTCTAATGGGACTGGACATGAGGATGATTGCCCTAGGTGAAATGGGCAGAACAGAGGATGAGTATGAGTGGAGGGGTAATGCCCCTATTCTACAGCTAGTAAAAATGTTTGGTGGGCCAGAGCCAGATTGTTTTGAGGATGGTATTCGTCCCATTGTTTTAGACAGGTGCGCTCTTAACTGTATTGCTAGGTTCCTATTTGATCCTATCTTATCCCTACATCTATGGGGAGAGGTGGGTGATGCTGAGTATCATGACGAGATTATCCGCCCTATTTTTGATGAGTTTAAGGATGCTATGGAGTTTGCTGATAGGAGGGATGTCCCTTACTACTTCTACGCTAGCTACTAATGAGCATACATTTCGTAGGCTTTCGCTCGTCTGATGAGTACTGCGCAGCTGTAAAAATATGGGGTCGCCCGGACTTTATTCACTTGCATCATGACCATAGAATGTATGGTGATACCGGCTACCCCATCGATCCTAATGAGGAGGTAGTTATCTTTGGTAGCAGGGGGCATTCTGTCCCTTGTAAGTTTTCTGATCAGGACCATGAAAGGTGGTAAGTATGAGGAGAGAAGTTTACTTTAATTTAAATAAGCATGTGTACTCTATACGTGCCAAGGGACATTCCGTGTCCTATGCATATACTGTGAGGGTGGAGAATCCTACCTTTGTAGTACGTGCAGGGGGTAGAGCTACCGTGCTGAGGGATAGGCAGAAGAACGTCCATGCCTTTCTTAAGGGTGAGATGCAGACCCTAGATGAAGTCCCATCTGTTGAGGGCTTGAGACAGGTTAAGTATGATCCCTATAAGGCAGGGTATTTCTATGATGTACTCACACTAGAACCAGTACATGAGGCTGAGTACGCTATCCTTGTGCTTACTGATGACAGTAGACCTAGGGTATATGTGAAGGGATGATGAAAATAATTTTAAAATCCCTATTGCTATGGGTGTTTCTTTTTGCTATTGTCTACCTAGTTTATATGGAAGGGGTAGTACTGTGAGGAAACTGATGAATAATTTTCTTACTAACATGACTATGGTTAACGCCCATCTTGTGTTGGAATATGCAAGGGAGTATCCTACTTCTTTGTGTGGATTAAATAAAGAAGAGCTATGTATATACATGGCTATCGTAAAGAACTGTGAGGTCAAGTAATGGACTATGATAATATTGACAATCTCCTTAATGATGAGGGGGTTGATCTCACACCGTATTGGTGGATTGCAAGAGGCCCACTAGGGGTCTATGAATTAGATGGGTTGCTCTCATCTGCTGTACTAGAAACTGAACACGAGGAGTATGAACATGCCTTTTGAAGCCGTACTGATTAACGATAGCCGTGGTGCTGTCCCCATTGTACTGGACATGGGGGTAGACCTAACCAAGGGTAAAGTATATCCTATGTCTAATGTTTCATCGCATAGCTTGGATAGCTTTGCCTTCAATGGTGATATCACTTTGGACAGTGGTAGTATCCATCGTATCTCAGGTTATACTAGACCGGATGAGCAGTATGCTTTTCTTGTCAAGCGTGTATACCATACCGATGAGAATGAGACTGATCCTGTTCTTCAGACATGGGGTAGGTATGACTCCGATGCAGGGGTTGACCCTTGGCATAAGGCTGACACTAGGCTATTCAATTGGTTGTTCAATAAGGTAGAAGAGAATGATACCTATCAGAACTGTCAGGCTGAGAAGCTCAAGTTTGCTTGGAGGCTCAGAGCCTTTCAACCCTTCCGGTCTAAGAAGTTTGTAGGTAAGATCTCCTTGCACAAATCCCTCAAGGATAAAGACAATGATAGGGAGACTGCACTTAAACCTACCAAGGCATTTGCCCTTATGTTCCCTGAGATACCTCATGCTGATCTAATCAAGATCTATGACCAGTACATGAAAGAGTTTGTTGTACGGGACTTTACTGTATGTATCGGTGATACCAAGGCTGACTTTGCTGAGGCCTACTCTCATACTCAGGCTGCAAGTGAGAATGTTGGACATAGCGATTGGCATAAGTCCATGTCTAATTCTTGCATGAGATACAAGATTAACCCTGAGGATCATGAGCCTTTTCAATTCAGAGGCTTTCCCCATCACCCTGCTGA